AATAGGCGATTCCCCGATGCTACATTAAATTAGCAAACATTATGCAGAAAATAGATAGGTATATCAGGGGGTTAGCATACATTTTTCGAGTATGCCCCAGGCAATCGGTCAAAAGTCAAGCGGTTTTCAGGAGTTTCGGCGGCGCGCGGGCTATGGATTCCAGTATCTAATCAAGCCATCCGGGGAGATAGTTTATAGGCGCTGCACCTGAATTTAACCAGGCGGAGACGTTATAACATTGTCGATTTACACAAAACCGTCATAAAGGTAAAAACAATGCTTAATTTGCAAAATTCACATTTTGGCATTGTTTTTTGATTCTTACATAAAACCGTCAATAAATTATCCTCAACAATGTTTTATATAATTATCAAGGGGTTATAAAATACCCTTAATTTAGAGAGAATGAGCTAACCCATTGATATTAAACAATGTCCCATTGCCTATAACAATGTTTAATAGCAATATCAGATACTTATATACCCCTAAAAAATAAATGTCCCATTGCCGCCTAGCTAACCCATTGAATGTCCTAATGTCCCATTGGACCATCACGTTTGGCGCTACTTCCCCGAGCCACCTAAAAGCGCTTAAACCTATCCCCGTAACCTATGCACAAATGCACATGGTCCAATGGGACATGAACAAAATCAAGCACTTAAGCGATTTTCGCTCATTTTTTACCTGAAAATTGTAACCTAAACCATTGGAATCATTGAATCGACAATGTCCCATTTGTAATATTATTGCGCAAGATTATTACAAGAATTACAAAATTAGCCATTGTTTCATAGCAATATCAGCACATTAGCACCGCCCGAAACAAACCCGCCGTTGAAATCAATCAACAATGCTTAAACAGGGAATCAAGATCATGAAAAACACTGAAAAAACCGATACAATCCAGGCAGCACAATCTATCTTGCAATCGGGCCGCATTTTCAACCGTCCCGCAAGCGCCGCAGAATTGAGCACCGCCCGCCGCCTGGTAGACTCCCGCCCGTATTGGTTGCGCCTTGCCGCCGCTCAGGATATGGCCTAACAATCCGCGCATAAGGAATCAGCACAATGACTCAGGATAAAATCAAAATGTATAAAAGCGGCGCGAGCGTGATTCAGGACGTGCCCGCCTATAATGGCATGATAACAGTTAAGCTATACGCGCCGGACGACTCTTTATTGGATAAAGTAAGAGTCGATACGCGCAGCGCCGCCCGTGATTATTTCCGCGCATTTTGCGCCATAGCCAAAAATCTGAAGTAAAGGAATCAAAATCATGAAAAACACATATACACAATATAGCAAAGATCAATTCGTAACATGGTTAACAGATTGGCTACAAAACCAATATAAGCAAGTAAGCCGCGAATACCATGAATCCCATGCGAGCGGCTATCTTTGCCGACTCTCTGATTCCGAGCGCATAACGCTGCAAAGCGCGCTGGTAAAACTGTTAAAAGCAAAATCAGAGTACAATGCGCGGGAATTGTTTAAAGCCGTCCAGCATGCCGCGCCCGCCGCCCTGGGCGAATATAAAACCGAAACGGATAAATACGGATACCCTTATTATAATAAGGTATTCGATTCCATCCGCCGCCGTGCGTTTGCACCTGGATTTAAATATGTGTATTGGCGCTTTGAAAACGGCGGGCAAAAATGGCTAGGCTTTGACCATAGCCAGCCGCGCGCATTTAACGCAAAGGACAATCCCGCGCCTAGCTATTACGCCCGCAATGATATTAATACGGGCTGGTACGCGGACGCATACCAAGATAACTTATACTATCCCGCCGCCGTTATATTCCGCCAAGGCGCGTATATTCACGCGCACATCGGATATTATGACGTAAACGGACGCTGTTATATTGTGGAGTCAAAACCGACAATATACACAGCGCGACACTTTGCAGAGCGGGCGGAATTGCTTAAAGAGGTATATAACCAGGCGCGCAGCATAACAGAGCGCGCGGCGGAACGTGCCCGCGATTCTGATATGGAGGCAGCCGCTGAAAACTTCGCGGACGAAAAGAAACAAGAAAACCAAGAATTGCTTGCCGAAGCGCGGACGTTGATTCAAGCGCTGAAGCAAAACAGAGAATTACCCGCGCCCGTTTGTGAAGTCATGCGTGAAAAGCTCATATCGCTGCGCGCCGACATGCGCGACAATCGAAACAAAGCCGCCAAGGCGCTGGAATCGCCCTGGGTGCTGTTTAATTAATCCCGTGAAAGAAGGAATCAATATCATGAAAAGCAAAACACAAAAAGCCAAAATCACTAAAAAAGAGCATACCGGCAAAATCCGCGAAAACAGAAAAGAGTCCAGCTTTTATGCTGAATACGCCGTTATTTTTCCGCACATGCAAAAGCCAAAAATCACGCGCGGGCGGGCACATGCCGCCATTGTCCTGAGACTCTATGGTACGGCGCAAAGGAATTACGCTTGTTTGTGGATTAATGCGAGCGCGGAATTAACAGGCAAAGAGTCCGTTTATATCGGCGGCGGCGGATATGCGGGCGGCTATGGCTATCATCGCCCGAGCGCCGCCGCTGAGTCTGCTATCCGAGACGCTGGAATCGTGCTCAGTCAATCAATCTACGGTGGCGGGGATATCGCTATTGAAGGGGCTTTAAGCGCCATTGCCGCAGCGCTTTGCAAGAAACAGTTTTTTATTCATTATTCACACGCTTAAAAAGGAGTCCAGATCATGCCAAGCTATAAAGTAGAATCCTGCTGGTCCGGTAATAATAACTATTCATTCCGAGTCACCGCACCGGACGGCACCCGGTTTATTATCCCTAATGGGGGCGGCGGAAAATGGACGCGCCGCCATGCCACTGAAGCCAAGAATCAAATAACATATTTTCAAAATGTGCGGCGCGAGAATATCCGCTTTATCTAAAAAAGGAGTCAAAATAATGAAAATGAAAAAAGAACATTTTGAAAAAATACGCGCGGCGCTGCATATCGCCAAAAACAAAAACCCCGGCATGCTAACAAAGGCAAAATATGAAGGGCATAGCAAGCGCCGTTATTTATGGGATTTACTTTATACGGCGGATATTGACGGAGTCCGCGCGTCAATCTGGATATGTGATAATTTATATACATACCTCGACGACTCTCATATTGATACGGCGCTAAAAAATGCGGGCATAGAGTGCGGGTTTACTCTTGACGATTAAAGGAGTCGCCATGTTCAAAGACTTTTGGAATGAAGTGAAAAGAGACTTTAAAGAGCGCACGGTGAGTCTTGAATCGTTTGAAGAGTACAAGGCGCGCCGCTCAGGCAATGCGCCGCCCGCCGCTCAGGGTAAAGGTAAATCCAAAAATAAAGCATGGCGACTCCCGCCGCCGTCCCTGCTATCTAACCCGCCCGCCGCCGCGCGTCCGCCGCAAAGTGAAATAGACGCGCGCGGCGCTGCATTAATCGCCGCCCTATCCAGTTTCGGAATCCGCGCCGCCCTGCATACCGCACAATGCGGCGCGCTTGTATCAATCTTTAACGTGACTCCCGCTCAGGGCATAACGCTGAATCAGATTGACGCGCGCGCCGCTGATATATCCCGTATAATGCGCGCCGAGTCCGCGCGCGTATCCTCTGACCCGGGCACGGGCACAATTCAAATAGAGCTTGCAAACATATCCCGCGCCGCCATAGCGCCGCGCCCGCTTTTTGAAGCGCTTCAAAATGCGCCTGGATATGTGCCTATTATTCTAGGCGAGCACCTGAACGGCGCGCCGGGCATTTATGATCTTGCTTCTATGCCGCACCTATTACTTGCGGGCACAACAGGGAGCGGTAAATCTGTTTTGTTGCATGGTATCCTATGCAGCATTTTAGCGCGCGCGACTCCCGCCACCGCCCGCTTGATCTTAATAGACCCTAAAATGTTAGAGCTTGCCGCCTATAACAGCGCGCCGCACATGCTGAGTCCTACTATAACGGACTCGCAAGGCGCGCTCGCGGCGCTGCACTGGCTGGTTAATGAAATGGATTCACGGTATCGAATTATTGCCGCCGCACAAGCGCGTAATATTGAAGGCTATAACGCAAGCGCCGCCGCGCCGCTGCACCGTATTGTGTGTGTAATAGACGAATACGCCGATTTAATGGCAAGCGCGGGCAAAGATTTTGAATCAGCGGTGCAGCGCATAGCGCAAAAGGCGCGCGCCGCTGGTATTCATTTAATACTGGCCACGCAGCGCCCGAGCGCTGATATAGTAACTGGAGTCATAAAGGCTAACTTCCCTGCGCGCGCCGCCATGCGAGTCCCGTCCCGCCATGATAGCCGGACAATCCTAGACGCATCCGGAGCGGAGTCCCTGCTAGGCCGGGGCGATATGCTTTATTCAGGCGGGTTTATGCCCGCCCGACTCCATGCGCCGTTTGTCACGGAATCGGACGTTGATAATATGGTTAATCATTGGAGCGCCCAGGGCGCGCCGGAGTATATCAATTTTCCGCCGCCGCCCGCGCCGCCTGATAAGCCCGCCAAGCGCCGCAAAAAATAGTGGCCCCGTTATTCCCTAGACTCCGCCCGCCCTATCAGGCGGGCTTTTCTTTGCGCTTTATCCTGCATCCCCATTGCACCGGCACGGGCACCGCCCGGACCGGCCCGCCGCCATGCGCCGCCCGCCGTTAATCTTAATTAATGAACGTCCGATAATTAATCTTTTGTTAATTAATCTTAATTAATGAACACCCGTATATTAATTAATATTAATTAATTTTTTATCCGGCGCGGCGAATTGCGATTTTTCGGGTGTCATATCCACGGATGATAACCACGCTGTTTTCAACTTTTCCAGCGGTGCGGCGGTCAAAGATTTTCTGTCGCTCGGCGGCGCGCAAAACCACGCGGTTTTCAAATTTCTCGCCGCCGCAGAGGTCCGTCGGGATTCCGAGGGACGTATTGCGCGAGCGCCGTGAAGACTGCTACAAAAAGATAGCATACAGCGCAAGAGAGGGAGCGCAGATGAGTTTTGAGCCAGCGGCGATCATAGCTAAAGAGTGCGACACTCTTCTCCCAGTGCTGCATATAGGCAGCGCCGACAAGGCAGCGCAGTTCCGCGATAAACTTATCAATCAAAATCTCATGGTCGCCGCAGGGCTGACATGGAGTGATTTGCAAAAGCCGCCGTTCGGCCTTTCTAAAACAGATGATTATAAATCAGGCAGGGCTTTATTCCCGCTCGCTGTAGTGGTATATCTCTCGCTCAAAATGAAAGCGATACATGACGCGGATATACTTTAAGAGTGTAATACAACTCCCTATTAAAGAAGGCTTAATTTTGCTGGATAAACTTTTTGCAAAAGCGCGGAAGGGGTGTCGAGGGGGTCTTTTCAAGGACTTAGTTTTTGCCGGAAAAACTTTTCCGAAAACTTTTTAAGGGGTGTCGAGGGGGTCTTATTGTTTTGTTTACACGAATCATGTAAAGATAAAGTTACCGCACCGGAGATCAGGGTGTGAGTTTTTAGACAGGAACATCATCATGCGACCAGAAGAAATCGTCTCCCTCAAATCATCCGTATATTCACAGCGCGCCGGTTGCCCGGATAGTCTAGGCGAGAGCATCGACCTATTGCTCAAACAGGCGGGCACTTATCCTCTCCGGTGGACCGGCCCTGAGTTGAATGACGTTGCCCGCGCTGCCGCAGAAGGTCAGGGCGATCTCGCCATCGCCACGATGATACAGAGCAATCGCAAATCAGGGAAGTATTGAGCTATGAATGAACAGCCAAAAATAGTGAACCCGGTGCGCGTTGAAGTGCAGTTCAACTTGATATGGACACGCGAGAACCCTCTTCTGTTTTGGGAGAGGTACACCGCCTTCTTCCGCGATAATCCGAGCACGGAATGGGAGCACCGAAGCAGAGCGCGCATCGGCTGGCTCACGCTGATTGCAGTGCGCCGGGAGGATTAGCCTTGGTAAAGCGTAAAGGCTATATAGCGCCTGTTCAATTCAGAGAAGATGAGATACCCGACGAGGAAGAGCGCAAGGCAATGAATGACGGGCTTAACGTCATGGTGCGCAGCACTCTCGATCTCGTCGAGCGCTGCATCGCGCAACGGCAGAAACAGTTTATCGAGATTATGAGAGAGAGGGAATGAAAAAGAGATGAGACAGTATTGCTGCGAAGAATTGAAACAGGCCGATACACTCCCTCGTCCATCTGATGCGTCCGCGCCATACGGAATAAGTCAGGAGTCAGACGGCACGTGGTCGATAGGCTCATGCTGTGGAGGGTGTAGCGCCGCCACAAATATTAAGTTCTGCCCGTGGTGCGGCACTCAAATAGCAGAGAGGAAATGAAAGAGATGAAATACGAATTTAGCGTAGTCGGTGATGAGACAGGCTGGAAAACCGTTTTAAAACTCGACGGCAAAATCGTCCATGAGATCGAGATGAAGAAATCAACGGTAGGGTTTAAATCTACTGAGCCAGTTAAGGATGACCTCTATGGTGATCTATATGAACTGGTCGGGGACATCGACGGAGCCGGTCATGCTCTCGCTATGTATGCGCGGGAGAATAGCTAATGATATTGCTGTCGTGCCAAGTCAGGTTCATAAACAGGCAGTGTGTACCGTTAAATAAAGATCGAAAACCTGTACTCCGCGTGACCTTAAATGCCAATGATATTTCCTCTGTCGAAGAGTACACAGATGGCGGTGTCACTGTCTATATGAAGAACGAAAGGGAATACAGTTTACACAACGAAACCTACGACGAATTTATTCAACGGCTGGATTATGCACGGGAGAATAGCTAATGGCTGAGACACATCGAAGAGTTGAAGTCGAACTCACCAGTATGCTTGAATTGCCGCTTGCTTATGATAAGGCTATCGAAGTCTTCAAAGAGAGCATGGCACAGAGCGATGAGACGCAGTATCTTAGCGATATTTGGGATGGCACAATCAAGTTGCTCGCGGTGAAGTTTCAGGATAATTACCGGCGCACAGAAAGAATCGCGATATTCAAAATCGGAGTAAAAAGCTGATGTCAAGCAGGATTAATTCGCAGATTCTCGCGCTCCTTATGGCCGCGATTGAAGTACATCCATCCGAGCGCGAAATGCCTAAGCCGCCAAAGCACCCGATGGATGAGGTAGTGCTCAACATGAAAATGCGACAGGTGCATACACATCCGCTTAACCCCAAGCAGCACAAGAGTAAGAGGAAGAAGAAATGAAATTCGTCGCCGGTATCCTAGTAGCGCTTTTCATCCTCGCGCTCGCCGTAGTAGTAGCAATAACAATCTTCATAGGAAGGAACTTGAACAGATGATTGATGAAACGCCACCCGAGATTTTTGTAGATAAAGATTACCCCGAGACGAGGGACAACCGGTTTAGCCTTAAAGATAAAGAACACCGGCTGCGCTACGAACTGGTTCCAGCTTCCTCGGTCAATCTTATCCGACCCGCCGACCAATCCCCGCCCGTGGGGGATGAGGTTAGGGAGGCTGTTAATGCGTTTAAGAAATTGACCGTGCTAAAAGACTTTCACCTCGGAGATAAATCGTACCAAGAACACCTCGAAACCCTCATCCGCGCCGCAACGCAGCAGCCGGAGTGTATAAAGGAGGCTATAGGACTTCTTGAAATCATGCACGCCGTATGCACATTGGCGCAGGAAAAGGTGAACATCAACGGAGACAGGCCAATAGACGCACAGTCTTTCGTTGATTTTACTAAAGTGCAACAAGGCAGACTTGACGAGGTGTGCGCTAAACTGCGCGGTCTCAAAATCGTGGAGGGATAAACATGGCGCTTGTAGAAACAAAATATAATTTTGTCGAAATTCAAAGCATGGTCGATGCTGCGCGAAATTTGCAGGAATCTGGTCAGCATATCCACTGTGAAGAAATATTAAAAACCCTAGCAAAGGAGATCATGCAGTCATGACCCCCACAACCGACCAGCGCGAAGCTTTGGAGGCTTTTTGTACTTGGTACGAGAGAGTAAGCACCCTGTACGATGAATGTTTGTCAGACGAGGCATACCTTCAAATCACATCCGCCCTAACCGCCCCGCCGCATGTGCCGTGCCGTGTATGCGGTCATGCAGAGCCAGAGAGCGAATATGTGCCGCCTGTTCCTGATATTGCGCCAATCCGCGAGGTAGCGCGAAAGCTAGGCTACGCTATTGCGATACATGGCTCTCTAAAGCGTGACTGCGACCTGATCGCCGCCCCGTGGACGGATGCCGCAGTACCAGCGCAGGAGTTGATTGAGGCTATTTGCACGGCGACTAAAGCCCACGTTGTCGGCAAGGTCGAAAACAAACCGCACGGGCGCGTTGCCGCGTCAATCCAGATTGACGCATGGTGCAAGTATATCGACCTTTCTATCATGCCCATTTCAGTGCCGCAGGAGGTGGTGGATGCGTTAAATGCTTCTATTGCTCGGGTTTCAGCAGAGATGAAAATGCTCGCAGATAGTGGCAAAGCTCCCGCAATGCACAGGTACGCGAGAGCATACCTTGATGGGCTGAAAGAAGCCCTCGCCCTTCTGACGCAGAAAGAAAAGAAATAATGGGACGAAAAGTAGGCAAAAAGAAATCGCAGCACCTATGCCGCTTGTTGAACGCCACGCATGCTTCGCCCGAGCCTTCATGGCGGCACTTGGTTGGCCTCTCGCCGCACCAGTGGCGAAATCTCAATCAAGTGCGAAATCTCAATCAAGTGCGTAAACCTGTCTATATCTTTGCAACCGGTGATAAAGATTTCATCCCCGCAGAGTCGCAAGAGCGTAGGTTCTATATGCCGGGTGAGAAACCTAGGGCGTTAAGCCAAATATATCTCAACTCATGGCTGCTTGGGGCGAGGGTGCGATGAATAAAAAGCCGACGATCAAAGACCTTGAAAGCCTTTTATCCAACATCGACAGAGCGCGAGTGCAGGGCGCGTTCTTTCTCATTCACATTGAGGAATATCGCGCGATAAAAGAGATCATCAAAACAGAAATCCAGAGAAGGCAGAAAAAGAAATGTACGAAGAAGTCATAGGACTGACTGGCAGAAAGAGATACCGCACAACCCTGTTCGGCAAACTGGTTCTTCAGGTAGAAGAGCAAGGCCGCAGTTTCAGTTATGACGGCGGCGGTAGCTATTCCCCGATATACAGCCGGTGGCGAGATGCAAGTATGACCGATCTTGAGCCGTCCTGTTTCGGCGCTATGCCAGGCGCACAGGGCAAGGCTGAGAATGACTGCAACAGATGTTCGCACGAAGATCGCTGCGAGGGAGCGCGCTGATGACCATAGAGTTCTACGGTATATCTTTCGTTTGCGAGTGCGATCACTGCTCGAACACGCTAGACACTGACAAAGACAGGGATGACGGATTCATGGCCGCTGTCGAAGTAGTAAAACGCGAGGGCTGGGCTATCACTAAAACCAAATTGGGTGATTGGCAGCATACTTGTCCCGTTTGTCAGGATGATGAAGAAGACGAGGATGACTTCGATGAAAGCTGAAAAGATGAAACGGCGGACGCGCTTTGCTGCGCTCATCCGCTCGCTAGAATTGACGGTGCCAGAGGTGGCGGAATATCTAGGCACTAGCCCGGCGATTGTATCGAACATGATACATGGCAGGACGAGGCCGGATAAAGAATATATGTTCTATCTTGAGCGCGCCTTTGCCCGTATCGAGGCATACCTTCTCTATCCGAAAGTCTCAGCGCACCCCGGCGCGATATTTGCCAAGGCTATCAGGCGGCGGCAGATCGAGATGGAAGTCGTGGCGGAAATGCTTTGACAACGGAGCGCGAATCAGGCAAATATACCCGGACTGGTGCATGATACTCCGCACCCTGGGTAAACATTGATCGTCTCTGAACCGGATGGCTTTGTGAGTGGTAACAGAAAAAGCAGTATCATTAAAAGGCCACCGGTTTCCGATCAGTGGCCTTTTTCTATTCATCCCAGTTGACCGGCCCGCCCAGTGCGTTTTGCATCGCCTGACGGCAGATAGACAGCACAGGTATTTCATAGCCCCATGTGCGTCCGTCATCAAAGCAGATAACATCTTCAACTCTGTCCTCGGGAACTTTAATTCTTTTGCGCGAATTGAAGTTCGGGCCGATGACCTTTGACAGTTCGCGCGTGAAGTTCGCCTGAGAAGCGCGTCCAGCGGCACCAGCAGAGCGTATGCCAGCGCGTTTGCAGAAACGCTCGAAGCTGTCCCACATATCTTGCGGGAAGCACTGTATCGTGCTCCTAGCCCCTTTGCCGGTCCAATCTCCAAGGTGCGGGAAGTCAAGGCGCTGGTCATAGAGAAGGTTCATCCACCACTGATGCACAGGCGGCAGCGAGCGCATCTTTTGGGAGATCGCGGCATATGTCATAGGGATGTCCTGTCTCGGGTGCCATCCCTTGATGTCGCGATGCAGCATATCCCATAGCAGGGCGGCTTGTCCGCCTTTGCGTAGCTGCTTATAGAGGCGGTTGAAGAACTTACGGTCGCCCATGCGCTTTTCGTTGACCTGAGCCACAAAGAAACGGCGCTCGTCGCTGAGGGACATTGGCACAAACCAATCCTCGTTCGAGGCCATGACGATGTGGACGCAGTTCTTGGCGTTGACGACATCGCGGCCTTTGCCCTCGACAGGAAAGGTAGGCTCGGTAATAAGACCTTTCAAGCGCGAGTTCGCAGCCGCATCGTAAGGTGACAAGGCTTCATCGGCAAAGAGACAGACAACATCGCGCAAATGCTGGTTGAACCGCCCTGTTAAATGCTCAGGCGACATGATCTGAAGCCCATGCTGCCCGGCCAGGTTAGCAAGTGCGCGGCCAAAGGTGCCTTTACCTGTACCTTTTGCACCCTGAAAGCAGATTGCGACTTCAGCCGGAGAGGCTGGTCGCTGTATCATGTTCGCCGCCCAGTTGAGAACGTACTCCACGCTATCGCTTTCGCCATCGCACAGCACGTCTTCGATCAGTTCGCGCAGATAACTCCAATCGCCTTTCTTCGGCTCCACGCTCCAACCCGTCCAAAGGTTCAGATACCCTGGATGGACTTTCTCGGGGTCAAAGATGACGCCTTTGTACTGCAAGCGCCGCCCCCATTTCAGCCAGGCGTCCGTGATAGGCACAGACGAATCTTCCTTCTGGACGCGCCGGTGCATGTGCAGCTTCTCGAAATCGAAAGAGGTGTAGCGCTGCCAATATTTACGCGGCGGGTCATAAGTGGGGTCGGATGCTTGTGCGTAGATACGGAATCTCCCGTTGTCATCGACCACGCAATACCCGTCATTCATCTTTTCGAGCGGTCCTTTTTTCTCATGCTCTTCCAATTCCTGCTCGTCTTCATCGGCGGGCATCTCTTCGCCCTCGATCTCGTCGAAGTCGTCCGCTGCCGGGGTGCGCGGGATTGATTCCACATCGCCGTTCGTCGCGACTTCTTTAAGCAGAGTGCGGTATGTTACCAGCCCGTTGTAAGAGCCTTTTGCAGTGAGGCTGTCCCAACGCCGCCCGATCAACCATGCCTGGTCGAAGTATTCAGGGTCGCGCACAGACCACTCGATGAACTCTTGCCGTGCCTCGCCGCCTGATGCGTGGTGACACGCCATCATCATGTTCAGCCAGTCTTCGTGGTTCTGGTATCCAACGGGGTCTAGGCTGTCTAGCATCTGCGCAACTTCCTCCGGCGAGTAATCCCCGCCGCGAAGCGTTTCCTTCAATCTCGGCCTTGTCAACAACTTTATCAGGTGGTCAGGCGCATCAGGCGCGGCCTTCAAAGGTGGCGCAAACTCGTCAAAAAGGTATGTTTCGCGATTTGGATGCACCGAACCGGCAGCGACGACTTGCCGCCCGAGAGATTTGAACTCAATGCCTGGGTAGTCCTCAAGCGAATCACGCACGGCAATATCACATGGCTTTTTCATGTAGAAATGGTCGCCGCCACTGCCAGTGATAACGTGCGGGTAAAGTGATAGGTCAAGACCGAGATCAGCGACAAAGCGATCTAGTACATTATCCCCCTCGGGGAAGTTGCGCGGGTCAACGTCGATGATTAAATCTTCGTCACGGAGTCGGACACCGATGTTGTATCCTTCTTTCGCGCTCGCCTTGACATCTTCACGGCGGTATTTCTTTTTCCGCCAGAGATTATCTCTCGGTGACTTGCCACGCTCTTTTCCGTGCTTGTCTATTTTGTTGAACTTGTGTAGCGGGATGAGATCGTATCCTGCTCTCCAATATTTTTTGATCTCGGAAAGAGAGGGCTTCGGCATATGTGTCCTCGAAGGGTTGTGGGATTCGTTGGATAGAGGGTAAGGGAAATCTTCTTTAAAATCAAAAGCCATTTTTAGTATTTACAGCACCCCCCGAATCAAGGCAATCTCATCACAGCCTCAATGGTGAGGTTTTCATGAAAAGAAGGTAACAACAATGACGAGCAAAGCAGAACTGATTGCGTTCTTCGAGGCGCTGTTGGCGAACTTGAAAGAAGGCAAAGATGCTCCCGCAGCGGAGACGGCGAAAAAAGGTAAGGGCAAAGTCAAACCGCCCGTTGACGAAGAAGAAGATGACGAAGACCTCGACGACGAAGATGACGAGGATGAAGACGAAGACGACGAAGATGACGAACCGCCCGCCAAAAAAGGCAAAGCCGATAAAGGCAAGCCCGCAAAAGGCAAGTCCAAGCCCTCGGACGACGAAGATGACGAGGATGAAGACGAAGACGACGAAGATGACGAAGACGACGAAGATGAAGATGACGAGCCGCCCGCCAAAAAAGGCAAGCCCGCCAAAGAAAAGTCGAAATCGAAGTCCAAAAGCGAAGTCAAACTGACGAAACGCACTGTTGCACAGGCCCTCAAAGATTTTGCTGCCGTTGAAGGCCAGGACGAAGCCACGAAGATTCTTAAAAAACACGGAAAGACGCGCTCCATCGTCGATCTGAAAGACGAGAACTTCCAGGCTGTCTACGATGCTTGCCAGCTTGACTAAGTGAGGCCACTACCAATATCGGGAGAGCATCTGACGCTCTCCCGATATTTTACAGGGAAGACAGGAACATGACCCAAGCCCTCGCCAAAGAAAAAGACCACGCGCTACTCAGCGCATCATCATCAAAACGATGGTTCGTATGCCCTGGCTCCATCGCCCTAGCTAAAAAAGTACCTCCCGAACTTAAACAACGCTCATCTATATGGGCGGATGAAGGCACCGCTGCGCATGGCCTGATGGAAGAATGTCTTCTGACAGGTGTTTGGCGCGCGAAGAAATTCCTTGGACGCAAGATCGTCGTGAATCATTCCGGCGAACGTACCACAGTATCAATGCTCAAAAAGGGCAAAGAATTTAAAGCCTCGGATAACGGGTTCATCGTAAACGAGGACATGGCTGATAGCGTACAAGTTATGCTAGACCACGTTCAAGATGAATTGGTGCGCCTCGGCCCGAAAGCGAAGATGCAAGTAGAGACGCGCGTGTACCCGATTGAAGGTCGCGATGATCTGTACGGCACCGCTGACGTAACTCTCAGCACGAAAAAAGAGGTCGTCGTAATCGACTACAAACATGGCGCGGGTGTGGTCGTCGATATTAAAGGCAATACACAGGCCCGCTATTACGCACTGGGCGTTGCGCGGCTGAAGAAATACCGCCAGAAGAAAATCAAGATGACCGTAGTACAGCCACGCGCGGTACACGTGGATGGCTCTGTGCGCTCCGAGACAATCACGATGGAAGAATTGCTTCAATGGCGTGAAGTGCTTATTAAAGCTATCGGGCGCACCACAAAACCAAATGCGAAACGCAAAGCCGGTGAACATTGCTCGTCCACCTTTTGCGAGGCCGAGCCGATCTGCCCTGAGAAGCGCCAGTTCGTGCAGGACGCAGCCGCAATGGATTTTGATGACGAAGATAGCCAGCCGCGCGCTGTAGGCGAAGACCCCTATGAGATCGCAAAGATGCTGAAACTTGCGCCCATGATCGAGGGCTGGCTCAAATCCATTTACGGCGCGGCTCAGGCCATGGCCGAGCGCGGCTCTAAATTTCAGGGGCGCAAACTGGTGCGGAAAAACACCCACCGTACGTACCTCAAAAACCTCTCCGATAAGAAGGTGCTACGCTATCTCGAAAAACTCGGCTATGACCCCGAAGAAGCGTTGAGCGAACCCAAGCTGAAAACACCGGCGCAAGTCGATAAGATGCTGAAGCCAAAACACCGGCGTAAGTTCAACAATAAATTCGTGGTTAAACCCGAGGGCGAACTCATACTGGTAGACGAGAGCGATGCGCGAGAAGAGGTTGATTACTACGCCGGGTCCGATTTTGAGAAATCGGGAGGCGATGCAGAATGGGACGAGTGATAAAACACGAAATCTATCTAGTAGAATTGTTCCGGGATTTTGCTACGGAGCGACTGATATTTGATACAAGACTGGTTGTGCCTCTGAGGCTCTTATACCAAGAGTTCCTGAAGTGCGACCCTCTCTTGTCAACGGGATTTCCCGCCGATGTGTTTGTATCACTTTTACAAACATCCGGCGTGGAGATAAAAGGCGGCGGACGCGGAAAGCTAAAGAGAGTAGCTATAGGCGTTGGCATCCGACCAAACTAAATGCGGGCTGGTGAGGCCAGCATTAAATAAAATCCTCACCATTTGAAACCGTAAACACGAAAGGAAACTACAATGGCTAAAAAAAGTAATGGAAGCACGGCTGGAACACGTAAAAAACTGTTCACGCCGGTCTTCCGTGTTTCTTACCCGCACGTCTTCACTCCGCAAGAGAATGATGACGGTCGGAAAAGCTACTCCGTGGTTGGCATCGTAGACCCCTCAAAGTTCACCGCCGTTGACAAACAACGCTGGTCCGCGCTGAAAGAGGCACTTGATGAAGTATCCATGGGTATGTTCAAAAAGAAGCGCAAAGACCTTCCGTCCTCTTTCCGCAAAGGCATCCGCTCATCGGATAAAGATAAATCCGGTGAGGACGGGTATGAACCAGGTACGTATTTCTTCTCGATGAACTCGGCTAAGAAGCCGGGCGTTGTCGGGCCGAAACGTGATGACGCGGGGAAATACTACGAGATTTCCGAAGACGAAGGTAACGACGAGGAAATCTACCCAGGCTGCTACTGCCGCGCAACCGTCACCGTCTATGCCTTTGATAAGGGCGGCGGCAAAGGCGTGGCTATCGGCCTTGTCAACCTCCAAAAAGTCAAGGACGGCCCGCGCCTCGATAACCGCACCTCCGCTGACGAGGACTTCGACGATGACGAAATCGACGAAGAGTGGATGGAAGACGACGAGGATGAAGACGAAGGCTCGTCTAAAAAATCCAAGAAGTCGAAGAAGTCTAAAAAATCCCGCCGTGATGACGACGAGGATGATGAAGACGAAGATAACGACATCGAGGATGAAGATGACGAGGACGATGAGCCTCCCGCCAAAAAATCCAAGAAGTCGAAGAAGTCTAAAAAATCCCGCCGTGATGACGACGAGGATGATGATGAAGACGAAGACGACGAAGACTAAACGCCTAGAGGGAGGCTTCGGCCTCCCTCTCTTTCCCTAGAGAGGTTTCCATGAAAGAAGTAAGAGCTTTTGTAAGCGATAACGGCGTTGTCCATCTCGACAAGGCCGAGGCTATTCGCACTGATCTGCGCATCCTGCTCGGCTCGGCGCAATCTATTAATGATGTTATCGAAGTTCTCGAAAACAAATCCAGTCAGGTTTGCGGGTGCCTAGTCGAACTCTCGAAAACTAAGCCCGCCGAAGTCGTCCAGAAGACAGGCACTTGATCTATGTCGCTCCGCGCCGCCGTTATTGACTTTGAAACCAAATCAGTTCTCGAACTGATCGGCAAGTTTGGCGTGGGCGCATGGGTATATTCGGAGCACCCCACTACAGATGTTCTGTGCATGGCGTACCGTTTGCCGGTGCAGCCGCCTATGACTAAATCCCGCACTAAACTTTGGCACCCGGCTTTTGTGATCGCGGGCATAGAGGCTACGCCGGACCCGGAAGACCTGTTCGAGTGGATACGCAATGGCGGGCTGGTAGAAGCACATAACGCTTTCTTCGAGAGATCAATCTGGAAGAACGTCATGCGCAAGCGCTACAAGTGGCCTAAGATAAAGCACACACAATGGCGTTGTACTGCCGCCCGTTGTGCTGCGATGTCGCTGCCCCGCGCATTGGAGAAGGTAGCTATCGTCCTAAACTGCAAAGCGCAAAAGGACATGGCTGGTCATAAGACCATGCTGAAATGCTCGAAGCCGCGTAAGCTAAAAAAGGCGGAGCGCGAACTTATTGAGATCAGTGGAGAAGACCCTAATCAGATTTTCTGGAATGAAAACCCCGATGATCTGCGCACGACTTTCAAATACTGCATCAACGATGTTGACGTTGAGGTAGAGATCAGCGAAATGGTGCCTGAGTTGTCACCCAATGAGTTGAAGGTATGGCAGCTTGACCAGAAGATGAACGAACGCGGCGTTTACTGTGACCGCAAAATGGTTGAGGCTGCGCTTAAACTCACCGAGCGGGCTGTAAAGTTCCTTAACGCTAAACTCGCCAAGATCACCGGCGACTGGGACATAAAGGCATCACAGCGCGCACAAGTAAAGAAATGGCTACTGGATAACACCGGCGTCGATCTCCCCAATATGCAGGGAGATACGATTGACGAATATGTTTCGGACGAAGATACCCCCAAGCAAGCCCGCAAATTGCTCTCCATCGTCAAAAGCGCCAACCGCACTTCTACCGCGAAGTACGTATCCATGTCCTTGCGCATGGCGGCGGATGACCGTATTCGTGATACCATCATGTATCACGGGGGGCATACCGGGCGCGACGCCGGTCGCGGCATCCAGCCGCAGAACTTTGTGCGCGGGTATAGCAAGACCGAGATCATGGAACTCGCGTGTGACATCATATCTGAAGGAAACTTCGACAACCTCCGCGTTCTCTTCGGGGAGCCGATGGACGCACTGGCTTTTGCCCTGAGAGGTGCGCTCTGCGCGCCAAAAGGTCGTAAACTACTCTCCGCTGACTTCGCGGCCATCGAGGCGCGCGTAGTGCTCTGGATGGCGGGCGTGAAGCGCGCACTTCGCATCCTCAAAGAAGGTGGCGACCTTTACCTAGTGATGGCTAAATCCATTTATCGCCGCGAAGTCACAAAAGAGGACTTCATGGAGCGCCAGATGGGTAAACAGGCGGTCCTGGGTCTAGGTTTTGGCATGGGCTTCGCAAAATTCTTGATTACCCTGCGCAAATACAAAATCTCGTTTACGAAGAAACAGGTGCGCGAGATCGTAGGCGACCGATATAAAGAACTTGAAAAGTGGATGCGCGGGCAAGGTAAATCCACGGTTAATCGCACAAAAGGGTTGCACCTCGAACAAGACTTGCACGAACTCATCCTCTGCAAATACGTGGTCGATCTATACCGCGAGGAATATTATCAGATTGTCGAGCTATGGGACGATATGGAGAAGGCGGCTGTCAACGCTGTGCTGCATCCTGGCCGTGTATTCGAGGCTGGCCGTGTCAAGTGGAGAGTATCTAACCTCAAGGCGGGCAAGTTCTTACAGGCCATGCTGCCGAGCGGACGTAAGATTTCATATTTTGAGCCGCGCGTATCTTTGAAAGAAACCCCGTGGGGGCAAAAGAAAGCCACGTTGTCGTTTATGGGGGAGGACAGCGTAACAAAACGGTGGACGCGCCAGTACACGCACGGCGGCTCTCTGGTGGAGAACGTAGTGCAAGGATGCGCCCGCGATCTGATGAAATTCAGCATGCTCCGAATCGAAGAAACTGGTATTTATGAATGTATCCTGCCGGTACATGATGAAGTCGTTGCCGAAGCAGACGAGGATAAAGCAAACGCTGAAGAATACGGGTGGATATATGTGCAACCGATATATGAAAGGCTAAAGATGAAAGACCTATTAGACCATGAGATCGAGCCATGGCTCGAAACCTTCACCGGCAGAGTTGTCTCCCTGACAGAGCCAACGGCGGATAGCATCAATATTATCGACATTGCAGAGTCGCTATCCAACCAGTGCCGTTTTAACGGCCATGTCTCGCAGTTCTACTCCGTGGCGGAACACTGTGTTCTTCTTACGCGGTACGTCGAGAGCCGCGCGCATACGAAATGGCAACCACTGACGATGCTCCTGCACGATGCGGCGGAAGCCTACGTAGGGGATATGGCTGCGCCCCTGAAGGCTATGCTGCCCGAGTATAAGAAGGTCGAAGAGGCCATCGAGGCAGTCATCGCAGCGAAGTTCGGTATCCAGCTTCCGCTGCCGCGCGATCTGAAAGAACTGGACATCCGTATTCTCTGCGACGAGCACAAACAGGTCATGCCCAATTCGACGGTGCATTGGCCGGTGGATGACCTTGAGCCGCTTAATGTCCGTATCGAGTTCTGGCCTCCGCATGAAGCGAGACGCCGGTTCCTCGGCACCTATGAGCGACTACTCGCTAACCTCTCTTCAAACTGAGGAACGACCATGCCTAAGACCCAAATGGAAGCGGCGACCTTCGATGATGCACTGAGCGCGCTTGATAAACTTGAGCAGGGCGCACACTCAGGCATACGCCTCTCTAAGCGGGACTGTGCTTCGCTGCTGGTACTCATCCACAAGATGCTGGACTCGGCGGGCAGGAAGAAGAAATAATGTCTGAATACCCGTTTCGCTTTGACAACTTCAAGCACCAAGCGCGCGAGTTCCGGAAGTACCGGGATAAGCGCGCTCGGTTCTTGGCATGGACAATGCGGACCGGCAAGACGAAATCCATGATTGACCTCGCCTGTTATGCACGGGAGAGGTATAACATTGACGGGGTTCTCATCTTCGCGCCAAACGGTGTCCACGAAACATGGGTAGAAGAGGCGCTGCCAGATCACCACTGGGACCGCGTGAAGTTCGATGCTATTGCGTGGGAAACCGAGATGGCATCTATCAGCGACCGCGACAGCAAACCAGCGAAGATCAGAAAGGCCGAGTGGCAAAATCGCCTGAGTGAGACTATCAAGCACTCGCCCAATCTTGTGTGGTTTGCTATTGGCTCCGACAGCATGATTCACCCTGCCGCGCGTAAAGCCGTGAACCTCTTTCGTTTGAAGCGCAAAAAGTTCCTCGTCATTTTCGATGAAGCACACGATTTCCGTCAGCCTGGTGCGAAGCGAACCAAGATGGCGCGCGCTGTCTCGAAGAAGGCAATGATTGTGCGGAACCTCTCGGGCACGTCCACGCTGAATAACCCGCTACATGCTTATAGCCAATACGGGCTACTGAAGGAGAAATTCTTCGGGCGCAAGAACTTCCAATCATTTAAAAAGAAATATGCGACTTATGTGACGCAGCATAAGCGTAACGGGGATAAATACCCTAAACTCGAAGGTTTTAAAAACCTCGACGATTTGCGTGACCGCATGGCTAAGGCCACCAGCTACGTGCGCCGTGAAGATTGCCCCGATCTGCCGCCGACAACCACGGTAAACCGCTACGTTGATATGACTGACAAGCAACAGCGTATTTATGACCGCACTTTGCGCGAGTTTCTTATCGACATCGAGAAAGGCGGAGAGGTGTCGGTTGGCGAGAACACGATGCGGATGATTAAACTGCAACAGGTTCTCTCCGGATACCTTATCGACGAATACGGTGACGTACATGATGTCGTTGACCGCGATCATAACCCGCGTATCAAAGCGCTGATGTCAGAGATCACGTTCACACCAGGCAAGTCTATTGTGTGGTGCCAGTATCGGCAGGACATCAAGCGCGTGGCAGAGGCACTTACAGAATTGCAGATTGGCTTTGTGGAGTATCACGGCGGCGTCTCAAGGGCGCAACGGAAGATAAACCGCAAAGAGTTCAAGACAAGCAAATATGCCAGTGTCTTTCTTGGGCAACCCGCTGCCGGTGGCGTAGGGCTGAACCTTACACCGGCGACCGATATGTTCCACTATTCGCATACATGGAACTCGATTATCCGCCTTCAGTCGGATGAACGCGCCACCGTGACAGGCGGCATCAGCGTAGGTATTACCAATCTGGTGATGCGCGACACCGTGGATGAATATATACTTGAGCGGATTCGCAAGAATGTGAATGTCTTCGATTTCCTCGAAGGCCGTAAACCTTTCCTCGAACTACAGGATTTAAGAAGATGACCAGTGTGTACCTTGTGCAGCGCCCGATGATGCGAGACATCTCGACCGGCGAGTTTATTGATAAGTATGACCTGTCCGCTTGCCAGCGGTACGGCGATTTGCGCGTTTGCCTTATGCCGGGCAATGTCCGCGCTGACCGTAATAATTGGGTTCACTCATTGGCTCGCAGCTTGAAGGGTTTTACTTCTGAAGACTATTTGCTGACTTTGGGCGACCCAGTAGCTATTGCTACAGCGGCGATCATCGCTGCAAAAAACAGCGGCGGACTTATCCGACTACTGAAATGGGATAAGCACCGCACTGACTACCTACCGGTTGTCTTAGACCTCCGGACTTTTAATGCAACCTGAGATGAGAGGAAACGACAATGCCACAAGTAAAGGAATCGTCCCTGTGGAAATGGCTGAAACAGGCACAGAAGAAATATAAAAAGAAACTACACATGGAGCGCATCGAGAACGGTGTCGGCGCGGGCAAGCCCGATGTTGACTTGTGCTTCGACGGTTTCGTTTGCCCGATTGAACTCAAATCGTGCGACATGCCGAAAAAAGACACAACCAAAGTCAAAGTCGGCCTCCGTAAAACGCAAGCCGCCTGGTTTGAAAAGCGAATCAGTGCGGGCGGAAAAGCCTTCGTTCTGGTCCAGATCAGCAGTGATAAAGGGACATACCGGCTGCTCATCGACGGGGTACACATTAAGAAACTTCAACAGGGTCTTATTTTTAAAGACCTTTTGGAAATCTCTGAAATGGTCAACTACCCCGAGGATGTTATTGCACTGATTCAGTGGTAACGGTATCATAGAAGATAGGCACTTCAGGCATCCAGAGGCAATCATGAACACCGGAAAAGGTATCATCATAACGGTTCGGGCTTTGCTCCGCAGAGTTCGATTCTATGAAGACGAGCGGCGCGCGCCGAGCAAGTCAAATCGCCGTTCTTCACCCCCCGAAGGGATTGAAGGTGTTTACTGGCAACCTGTCGGCCTATCTTACTATGCCATCTACCGGCGCATCCGCAAGAAACACCCCGAAGCGCTCACGCAGATCGGTGACATCCGCCGCTACGCATCCATCATGAAGCGCGAAGGCCACGATCTGCCGGTGCGCCATAAAGCGCGGCGCTATACCTATTCCATCGAAAGAGGTATCCGTAAATGACTTCCATCTTCTCCCGCGCGCCCGCCGTTGGCAAAGATCATCGGCTCGCGAGATACGACCACATCATCGTGCATTGCCTGGCAACGCCGCCGCACATCAACGGAGATGCAGCCTGGGTTGATCGTGTTCACCGCGAAAAAGGTTTCGTCATGTGTGGCTACCACGGCATCATCACGCGCGAGGCTGAATTTCAAGACGCCGATGGCGGTTTCCGCGCGCGCCCGCTCGGGCAAGCCGGTGCGCATGTAGGCGATTGCGGGCCGGGCTGGAATGGCCGTTCTCTCGGCATCGCAATGGCTGGTGGCGTCGATGCTAAACAGAAAATCGTAAACAACTTCACCGACAGGCAAATGGGAGTCCTCGAAGATGTCCTCTATCGAATCTATTCCATACACCCTACACCTGAGTCAGTTACTCTTCTCGGACACCGCGACCTTATCAGACTCACAAATGCACCCCCTAAATCTTGCCCCTGCTTCGATGTCCAGCCGTGGTACGAGAGCGTGGGCGGATACTTTAATAGCTGCCGCCTCCCGCCCGGAGGGATGCCGAGTATTGTTCCTGAAAAGGGAGAAGCGAATCCTTTTTACAGTTCCCCCATGGCAATGCCGCAATACCACGTGGTTGCCAAGGGCGATACGTTATCTCGTATCAGCACACTGTACGGAGTAACGCTGGCTGAGATCATGCGCCTTAACCCTGGCCTCGTTCCAGAGAAAATTCAGATCAAGCAAAAAGTGATGCTGCGATGATATACGCGGGCGTATCTTATTTACTGTTCGGCTATTTCCTCGGCCACGTTGCGCACCGGAATATGGATGCCCGCATAGCTTTCACAAAGACGCTCGCGGTGTTCAGCGTCCTTTTCTGGCCGGTACTTTTGACAATAGCAATCATCTCCATGGTGCAAAGTGGTAAACGACAATAACGACAATGTAATACCCCTTCATCCGAGCGCTGTCGGGTGGGCTTCCTGTCCGTATTGCGAAGAAACGGATTACTTTTCCGTCATCGTTAAAATGGAAGGTGGCGTACTCGAAATTTGTTCACTGGTATGCTGGTCCGAGGACTGTAACGGCGACACGTCTATTGACGTTTCCGAAGGATTGAGGATAATCGACACATCGGATAATTGAAAAAGTGATTCGGTCGCATCGGCGGGCTGCGTATGTTCGCTATTTTACAACCTAGATAGGAGTTACTAAAAATGGGAGTCCATGTTCTCACTTTCAAAGACAAGCCGGTTACTGAAGCCCGCGCCCGCAAAGCCGCAAAATGCAGCGCAGAAGGCTACGAGCAGAAAGCACTGGTCGCCGGTGCCACCGCCAAGTATGTCAAAGAGGCGGCGGTCGATCTTGTCCACGCAAACGACTGGCGCGAACTAAGCAAGCGAGGCTTTGCTGTCGAGCAAGTAGCGTAATTCGCGGCTGAGAGGCCCGCGATAAACAGGGAGCGGGCGGATTGGCGCATGACAAACCGCCCGCTTTCTTAAAACCCCGAGGATAATATGTTTTTATTAGACACAGAATACGAATTTCACACATGCCCCAAATGCCAATCTGGTCATGCCGTACCTAAGTCGCTCTGTGAATCTGCGCGGCACTCGAACAACATCAATATCCACTGCCCTTTCGGTCATTCGTGGATTTTCAAAACCAAAGAACAGCTAAGAGAAGACGAGGTTCGCCGTGAGCGCGACCGGCTGAAGCAGCAACTCGCGATGAAAGATGATGTCATCGCTGAGAAGAATACTAGAATTGAAATGGAGCGCCGCCGAGTTTCCGCCGCCCGTGGGCAAGTGACGAAGATTAAAAGGCGCGTACAGCACGGGGTCTGCCCCTGCTGCAATCGGACGTTCTCTAATCTCGCTGCCCACATGCAGACGAAACACCCTGAATTTGAGGCGGCATAAATGCCTAACTCCTATCTCCTACTGGGCGACTGCCGAAAAAGCCTTGCTGCTGTAAAGGCGGGTTCGGTTGACTGCGCCGTAACATCGCCACCCTATTTTGGGCTGCGCGATTATGGCGTTGATGGTCAGATTGGTCTTGAGCAAACGCCTGAAGATTTCGTAGCTGAGATGGTTGCTGTGTTCCGTGGAGTTCACCGTGTACTGAGAGATGATGGTACTCTATGGCTCAACCTCGGAGACAGCTATTACAATTATAGGCCGGGCAAAGGGCAAGCACTGGTTAAACAGTCCGTCTCAAACACTAAGCAGGATTTACCAGACACTTGCGCGCGGCGAGGAAATAAACTCACTGGGTTGAAAGAGAAAGACTTAATCGGGATACCTTGGCGCGTGGCACTGGCGCTGCAAGCGGACGGCTGGTATCTACGGCAGGATATTATCTGGCATAAACCAAACCCGATGCCCGAGAGCGTCAAAGATCGCTGCACAAAAGCGCATGAGTATATTTTCCTGCTCACAAAATCCCCAAAATACTACTTTGATTCAAAATCCATAGAAGAGGATTCGGTATCCACCGATAAGAGGCCATCCGCGTTGAAGCGTAGCCGCGCCTTCGGGTATAAGACTAAAGATAAGATCATCAAAGGGTACGGAGATAACGAGGGCGAAGTGTCACGCGGGGACGTAGCACCGGCAACCAGGAACCGCCGCTCAGTGTGGGTTGTAAACACGCGCCCTTATAAAGGCGCGCATTTCGCCACGTACCCGCCAGAATTGATCGAGCCGTGCATATTGGCTGGCTCCCGTCCGGGCGGAATCGTCCTAGACCCATTTGCGGGTAGCGGTACAACAGGTGCGGTTGCTAACGTCCACGGGCGGCAATCCATCCTCTGTGAGCTAAATAAAAAATACCTCTCTCTCATCGAAGAGCGTATCGGGCGAGAATCGCTGATCGCTTTAAGCAAAAAAGATAGGTTTCTGTTATGAACTCGTCGTACCGCTATTTCCTGAAAGTGAAATTAAAAGATCAGGTGTATCGGGTACGCGCGATAGATTTCCCTTGTGTCCGCGCGAGATCACCCATCGGTAACACTGCCACGGATAAAGCGATAAAGCTACTGGGCGATCACCTTGAGCAACTGTTATATCTGGATGAGATCATCGTGCCGCCGACAACGCCGAAATCCCTCTATGTCCACAACGGCTATTACGTGAGCGTCGATGCGCGCGACATAGTAAAAGACGGTAAAGGCAAAGCCATACAAAAAGCTATCGACGTATCACGGGAGTTTGTCTAATGACACCGGAAAAAGCACGTAAGATTCTCAAACGGCATAACGTCGAAGTCGTACCAGCGCGCGGTGCCAATCCTGCGCCGGTGCTGATTTGCGATGGAGTATTTTCGCTTAAAGAAGTAAAGGCTATGAAAGTATTGCTCGAAAACAATACCGGCACGTTTTCGCGCGCACCTAAGAAGAAACACAAAGAGCCGGAATATGAAGACTGGATGCTAGGAAAATAATATAGGAGGTATTAATGCAAGCAATCTTCGAGATAACTAATCAACATAAACTGAGATTCCTGCCGCGCTTTCTCGCGCTGAAGGATTATAACACTGTCCACCTTGGCCTGAAAGACAAGCGCGGCGTTGAGATGATCGGCCTTGCCCATCGTAGCGCTGCCGCGAACATGAAATCCGGCCTTCTGGTACTCACCGACATCACGCTCAAGGAAAGAGTGATCGAGATAATCAAGGCATGCTGCAAAGAAGATTGCGCGATATACGAACGAGGTGCCGGTGACAGCCGCATGACCGCGCGCGAGATGTTCCTCCGGGAACTGGCCGAGAATGAGAGTTTCATGTCAGAGAGCAGGGCGTTTGAAGTAACGTGCGCAGTTTTTGGCATGAGCGCCGTCGAAGCGAAACAGATAATGGCGGGAGCATGAGCATGGGACAAGTTGTGCCGCTATTCAAGCAAGACCCACTTAACGCAATTCACCGGGGTAAGTTCTACTTTGCCCGCAACTTCATGGACGCCACGCTGGCGGCCAAGCGGAAAGGAATACCCCTGCATAATATTATATGGCTGGACAAGCCCCAGTACATAGACGATATGCAAGTCGCACCGAAATCCAGTGTGACGATTTTCATACCCACTGGGCGCAACGACCTCGCTGCGCTCGCAATGAACATGGAATTTAAAGATGGAGAAGAACATGCCACTAAACCACAAACCGGTAAGCCCTAAATACGTTGAACAGATGAAGCTGATCGCAGAGGGTCTTAACGACCTTCTCAAACCAGCGGGTTTCGTCTTGCTGATCTTCGATCAGGTGCAAGGCAATACCGAAGTGAACTACATCTCGAACTGCGAGCGAGAAGACATGGTAGTGGCGATGAAAGAGGTCGTCGCTAAATTCGAGGGTCACGCGCACGACCCGCACACAACAGAGCAATAGGAGATGACGATGATTAAAGTGAGTGGAATGACTAAAAAAGAGATGGCGCTCCATCGCGGACTAACTGCCGCTGTACGTGATAGCCACAATGCGAGTGTCAAAGCTGGCTGGTATCACAACCCTAAAACGGGTCGCCCTATCCGTCGAAACAAGGGGGAGATGATCGCGCTCATGCACTCCGAGCTTTCGGAAGCGCTTGAGGGAATCCGCAAAGATAAACAGGACGACCACTTACCGCACCGCAAAAGTGTCGAAGTCGAAATGACCGATGCCATTATTCGCATTTTTGATTTTGCGGGTAAGTGGGGTCTTGACTTGGCCGGTGCATATATTGAGAAGCGGCGGTATAACAACAAACGCGCAGATCATAAATTGAAAAACCGCAAAAAAGCGGGAGGCAAGAAATTCTAATGCGCCCGTTCATCCCCATGAAGGGCGAGCGGCTGAACCCACTCTGCCCTGTCGATATGTCGAAGCTCGTCTTCCCTCTCTACGCCAGCCCGAAGATAGATGGCGTCCGCGCCGTTATCCGCGAGGGCTGCGTCAAGAGTTATAAGCTGATCGACCTACCCAACCGCTACACTCAGTCGCGCTTTCGCAATATCGAGGGGCTGGACGGGGAACTTATCATCAACCAGCCGACACTGAAGAACCTATTCCGCAATACCAATTCGGCGGTCATGACCGAGGACGGGACACCGGACATTCTCTTCCGCGCTTTCGACTGTTTTCAAAAACCGGAGTCCTCTTTCGAGGAACGGCTGGAACATATCGAACTCGCGCTCGATTTTGCGCAGAGCCAGTTTGCTGCGCCGGTTAAACAGAAGAAAATAAAATCACTGGATGATTTCTTGCAATACGAGCACGATCAGGTGAGCAAGGGTTGGGAGGGCGTTATGGTTCGCAGCCCCTCTGGCCTCTATAAGTTTGGCCGGTCAACTGTACGCGAACAGTACATGCTCAAGATCACACGCCGCATCTCAGAAGAAGGCAAGGTAGTTGGCTACGAAGAGCGCATGAAGAATGATAATAAACTGCAAACCAACAACCACGGGCATGCAAAGCGGTCGTCGCACAAGGCCAATAAAACAGGCCACGGCGATCTCGGCGCACTGTGGGTAGAGAACCCGAAGTACCCGAAGCCGTTTAAAGTTGGCACCGGCTTTGACGCAAAAGACCGCAAAGAGATTTGGGATAACCGCAAAAAGTATATGGGCGCTATCGTCAAATACGAATTTGCACCGACAGGCGATTATGATGTCCCGCGTAACGCTTCGTTTCAGGGTTTCCGTGACCCGAGGGACTGACAAAGGAGAAAATGATGAACCCGAATACACTGCAAATTAAAATCTGCGAAAGCGCAAAAGAGGCACCTAACTGGGTAGAGGATTACCCGGACACCGTGCCTCTTGATCTCACAAAAGCCATCATCGTGCGAAAAGGCATGGAGAGCGGCAACGACACTGTTGATCTCGTCCTCACCGACTCCGAAGGTAAGCAATACGTCACAATGATTACTGCGCGGCTACTGAAGACGGTCACAGATATGACGGTGATCGTGAACTGACAATAAAGAAACCGCCGTGTCCAGGCGGCACGGCGGTTTCAATACAACCTTCGATGATGTAGCTTTACTTTATCTCAGCCTTCATCCTTGTCAATCTTTAAAAACTTAAACGGCTTTGGCGGCGGCTCTTCCGCGCGCACCGATTCTTTAAAGCCAAACCAGAGCATCCCAAGGGCGGCTGTTATGACGGTCCCGGCAACGACCGTGACCGCCTTGCTCTTGATGTCACCGGCTGTCTGGCGGGCTGTCCGGACCCACCTCAGATCGGCTTGCATCTCAAGCGGCTGGTTGACATCCACGCCGAGGCGCGTGAGCGCATTGTCGAACTCTTCGCGGACGACCCCGCGTAGTTCCTTTTCCTTTAACGTAATCAGGCGATCATTACTGTCCATTAGCGGCCTCCCTGAGCACGTTTTCACTTCTGTAGTAGCGCAACTGCCCCGCCGCCTGTTCAACCCATCTCTGCGTGTCCGCTTGGGCGCGGGAGAGGGCTGTATAGCCGGAGGCGGAGGTGCAAAAGAAGGATTCCTCGGTGACGGGCGGGGTCAGGACAATCCAATTTACGGAATATTCTTTGATCGGGCGCGGCGGAGGCAGCGGGATTGTTTTTGGCGGCGAAGCCAGATCGGCGGGGCGGGTGACAACGGTGATCGGCTTTTCGGTGCCACACCCGGCCAAGAGAAACATTACGGCGATAAGGTGCAGCAATTTCATATCCAGCCTCAACAGTCTACACGGTGGATGTCCGACACGCATGAAAGTCTCTTCATGGCTTTTCGGCTCCCCTGATTAACTAGCCCCTCAATCAGCCTCGGCTTCTTCGCGGCCAGTGATTTGAGATCATGGCGCAGGAAGATGTCTTCTAAAGAGGATAATCCAGCCTCGGCGGCGCGGTCAAGAGTTTCGACATCGGCAAGCCTAAGTGTCGTTTCTGCAAGGCTTTGTTCCCATGAGCGCACCACATCCACGGCGTATTGTGCGCCGCCCTCAGCCTGTTTCAGTTTTTCATGTGCTACAGCCAGCGTGGCGTTTGCCTCTTTCCATTTCTGATCGACACGATTTGCCATGTAAAATGTCAGGCAGAGCATGGCGAACAGCCCGATATTGATTGCTGTTGATAACTGCATAGGAGCCTCCTAGGAAATAACTTGCAGGATACGCCGCCCTGTCGGCGCGCCAGGCACTAAAGGGGCACCCGGTTCAAGCGCGAGAGAAGCGAGAACTTCGCACATGAGATGGCAAAGACCGGCTGTTCCAGATGACACCGGTTTTTTGACACCCATGCGCATTGAGTTGAGTGCCGCCGTTGTCCACGCGGTAGTGTCTGGCTGCGTATGAAATACTTGCTGGATTGGCCGGTGCCCCACTGAGCCTGGGTCGAGGTTGCTCCCGAGCATCT